AACATCACCACGCTCACCGGCACGAGCGCGACCATCACAAATATTCTGGATGGCATTGGCAACGTCCGAAACATCCCGTCTGCCGGTGCAGCCAAGACTTCAACTTACACGCTGGCGATTACCGATATTGGTGAGTTTGTGACGCTTGGCGCTAGCGGCGCGATTGATGTGCCGAACGGCATTTTCTCAGCCGGTAACGCGGTGTCGATCTTCAATAACACTTCTAGCAACGCTACGATCAGTCTGACCATCACGACCGCATACATCGGCGGGACGGATACCGACAAGGCTTCGGTGACGCTGGCGACTCGTGGCATTACGACGATCTTGTTTATCTCCAACTCGGTCTGTGTTCTGACCGGCAACGTGAGCTAACACATGTCTGGAAGTCAGCAGCTTCTTCTTGGCGGGGCACCCACGGTTACCCCCGTCGATCCGTACTTCTACTCGGTCACCTCGCTGCTCCACGGCGACGGCACCAACGGCGGTCAGAACAATACGTTCTTGGACTCGTCCACCAACAACTTCACCATCACGCGCAATGGGAACACCACCCAAGGCTCGTTCAGTCCGTTCAGCCAGACGGGATGGAGTAATAATTTCGACGGCAACGGTGACTATCTTACGTTCACCGGATCTTCTGCATTAACTGCAACCGGCGATTTTACTTTTGAATGTTGGATTTACGTCAGGACTATCGCCCAGACTGGCTTTTCAAACCCGAGAATACTGACATCCCCTAGCGGACTCACGCTTGTTTTGGTGGCGTCTACTAACAATTTGCGCGTTGATAATGACGGGACTGGTACAAGTCCGATTTCAACAGCTAACAACAGCATTATTTTTAATCAATGGATGCATGTTGCGGTTGTCAGAAGTGGATCAACTTTGACCGCATACTTGAATGGAACTGCGGCAGGGTCGGCAACGCACACTTCAACCTTTACTGAAACCGGGTCGATTGGAATTGGTTACACATCTGTTGGCCCCGGCGGGTATTTCGATGGTTACATTTCAAACATGCGGATGGTTGTTGGCACCGCCGTCTACACGGCCAACTTCACGCCTCCGACCGCCGCACTCACGGCTATTACCAATACGCAACTTCTGACTTGCCAGAGCAATCGTTTCCGCGATGCCAGCACAAACAACTTCACGATCACGGCCAACGGCGATGTCTCCGTCCAGCCCTTCTCTCCCTTCAACCCGACCACGGCGTACTCAGCCAGCAGCATCGGTGGCAGCGGGTACTTTGATGGGAGTGGGGATTATTTGAGCGCTGGAGTGCAGTCAGCATTTAATCTTGGTACTAGTGACTTTTCGTTTGAAGGTTGGGTTTATCCGTTTGCTGTAGATAAGGCTTGGGTTAGTTGTCATCAAGCTGGTAATGCTGATGGTTGGTATTCATACCTTAATCCTCCGCGTTTAGAAGTATATTCAAATGGTGGTGGTGGCGGTGGAGTGTCCTCTAATGTTACGCCGCCAGTTAATGCTTGGTGTCATATTCTATTTACAAGACAATCAGGCAGATTAAGAGTTTTTGTTAATGGCGTTTTAACAGGAACAACAACAAATTCGTACACCATAAACCAAGACGGTCGAAATTTTATTATTGGTGCCATTACTAACGGATTAGCGGCAATAAATGCTTACATTAGCAATTTTCGACTTGTAAACGGTTCTGTTCCTACAGATTATCAAACCAGCGCAACATCTCTCGGAACTCTTGTATTTACACCATCAACATCTCCTTTTACTACGACATCACAAGGCGCAACATCTGGTGACGTAAAATTACTCCTTAATTACACCAACGGAGCCATCTTCGACAACGCTGCTGTGGCCGACTACGAGACTGTGGGCAATGCCCAGATCAGCACCAGCGTGAAGAAGTACGGCACAGGGTCGATGTCGTTTGACGGGACGGGGGATTACTTGGTGACGGACGCGCCGTCTACGGATTTGTTTGCGTTCGGTACTGGCGATTTTACGATTGAGTTCTGGCTGTACTTAAACTCTACATCGGGAACCCCGATAATTTATGACGGTCGCCCGTCCGCGACAAATGGGGCGCAGCCAACCATTTATATGAATGGGGCCGTGATTACTTATTACACAAATGCCGGAAACAGAATTACTGGTAGTTCGTTGAGCGCATCAACGTGGTATCACGTTGCTTTGTGTCGAGTCGCTTCGCAAACCAAAATGTTTGTCAACGGTACGCAAGTTGGAGCGACTTACGCCGACACGACAGCCTACACAAATACGGCAGGGCGTCCGGTTTACGGCGTGGATGGTAATTCTGGAAACACTAACTATTTCAACGGCTACATCGACGACCTTCGTATCTCCAAGGGCGTAGGCCGCTACGCCTACAACTTCACGCCCCCCACGGCTGCGCTGCCTGACATCGGCGGCACAATCACGCTGACTGCCGATCCGTACTACGAGTACACCACGCTGCTGCTGCCGGGTAACGGGACGAACGGCGCACAGAACAACACGTTCCTCGATAGCAGCACCAACGCCTTCACGATCACCCGCAACGGCAACACGACGCAGGGTACGTTCTCGCCCTTCTCGCAGACGGGGTGGGGGAACTATTTTGATGGTACGGGCGATTATCTTGAAACGCCAAGCAATGCTGCTTTTACGTTAGGTTCTTCTGGCGATTTTACTATTGAATGCTGGGTTTACCTTACGGCAACTTCAGGAAATTACGCGGCGTTTTTAACTACTTGGGCAGATGCATTAAGTAACTACACTAACAGGTGGTGGGTTGGTACGAACGCGGACGGAATTCTTCGTTGGTATGATAGTTCTGGAAACACCGGAATAGTTGATTCCGTTGTATTAACGCTAAATACGTGGTTTCACGTTGCTGTTGTAAGAAGTGGATCAACCATCACACTCTACAAGAACGGCACTGCAGTCGGAACTCAAACTACAAACCAAGCGTATACAACGCAAGGTTCTGTAAAAATGGGGTATTCTGGAACAAATAGCGGTTATTATTTTGGATATATTTCTAATGCCCGAGTAGTCAAAGGCACCGCCGTCTACACGGCTAACTTCACGCCTCCAACCACTCCGCTCACAGCCATCACCAACACCTCGTTGCTGACCTGTCAGAGCAACCGCTTCATCGACAATAGCACCAACAACTTCACAATCACCCGCAACGGTGACGTATCGGTGCAAGCCTTCTCCCCGTTCAACCCCACGGCTTCGTGGAGCGCGGCGACGTATGGCGGCAGCGGGTATTTTGATGGGAGTGGGGATTATTTGGTTGGCCCCAACAACGCTGCGTTCAATTTTGGAACAGGCGATTTCTGTGTTGAGTTTTGGATTTATCCAAGCGATTTAACTTTTAGAATTTATTTATCTTCCGCGGATAACGCCGGTACTCAAATTGGTTATGACCCCGGAAATGGCCCTCGGTATTTGTATTTTTACAATGGATCAAATATTTTCAGCGGGCAAACCGCAGGGTTCCTTGCAAATCAATGGAACCATATTGCACTTTGCCGCTCGGGAACAACGCTGTCGATGTATTGCAACGGCACTCGCGCTTATACAAACGCTGCATATTCTTCTAACATAAGTTTTACAACACCGTATGTTGGTGAATACAACGCGCTTGGATATCCCACACTTGGATACATCAGCAATTTGAGGTTGGTAAAAGGAGCGTCTGTTTACACGCCGTCATCCTCAACGCTTACTGTTCCGACCGCGCCGCTTACTGCGATTGCTAATACCAGTCTTTTGTTAAACATGACCAACGCAGGCATCTACGACGCTACGTCCAAGAACGATTTGGAGACGGTCGGCAACGCGCAGATCAGCACGACGCAGAGCAAGTTCGGCGGCTCATCGATGTACTTCGATGGGACGGGGGATTATTTATATGCTCGAAATAATCAAGACTTAAATCTTGGAACTGGCGATTTTACTTGTGAATGTTGGGTTTATGTAACATCTTGGTCAAATGCTAATCCGCATTTGTTTGCAAAATGGAATGATGGTGGAAATGGTTATGCATATAAAGGTCGTATTTTAAGTAGTGGAGCCTCTTTAAGATTTGGAACCGGAAACAACGGTACTCTAAGTACGGAGTTTGATTTTTCTGGCGCGAATTTAAGTTTGAATACTTGGTATCACATAGCGTTTACTCGCTACGGCTCATCATTAAAAGCGTTTGTAAACGGTGTGCAAATCGGCAGTACACAAACTACGTCAAACTCTTTAAGTTCAAATAGTGCGTTTTTGGTTGGCGCAGCATCTGATGGTGGCTTAGATTACATTTTTGGCTACATCGACGACCTCCGCATCACCAAAGGCATCGCCCGTTACACCAGCAACTTCACCCCGCCGACCACGGCGTTCCTGACCCTGTAAGGTGACACATGACTTTGTACAGCTTTAAAGGCCACTACCCCGTCGAGCAGATCGACAACAATAAGGGTTGGTACGAGGTTCCGGCAAAGCCCGAGGCACCGGAAGGCAAGGAAGTCAGGTGGGAGAACGCCGAGTGGGTGGTGCGTGATCCGAAGCCCGAGGATCGTCCCGGCTACCAATGGAACTGGAACCACGGTGAGATGGCGTGGGTAGAATGCGAGTACCCGCAGACGGCGGAGGTGGTGGAGTCTTCTGAATCTTTAGTCATCACGCTGCCCATCGTTGATTCATTTACACTTTCTTCTGGATCTGAACCCATTACGTGGGTGGTTTCAGACTCTGAATCTATTAGCTCTGTAATTTCTGGTGTTTAATGATGGATTTCCAAGTTCTATTTAATATTGCCATTGGAATTGCTGGCGTTTGTGGCGGCTGGATTCTGAATAACATTTCTCGTTCAATCGAAAAGCTGGACGAGGATGTTCGCAACATGCCGCTGACTTACGTTACGCAAAATCACTTCCAGCGCGATATTGACGAGATCAAATCCATGCTGCGACTCATCTTTGACCGACTTGAGAACAAGCAAGACAAATGAGCGAACCAATAGATATTGAACTGTTCAAAGCGCAGGCTCAGGCTGAATTAAATCGGCTTGAAGCTGAGTCGTCTGCTAAAGACGTTGCCGGTAAAGCCATTGGCAAGGATGGCCTGAAGTACATTACTGCCATCGTTCTCATCGGCGTAGTTGCAAGCCTCTTTCTTGACGGCGAAAAAATTGCTGCTGTCATGGGCCTGCTCGGTGCTTCGCTAACCGCCTTGATCTCGATGCTAAACGGCATTGCCGGAACGGTGGAGAAGGAAGACAAGCCTGAGTTCAAGGTCATTGAAGACCTTATTGCCAAGCTTGACCGGCTTGATCGCAAAGAGATGCCGATGCGCGTAGACGTTGAGGGCGATCATGTGACCGTCACCAAGGGCGACGATGTGGTGAGGGCTTCCAAATGATGACAATGGTTAGCACTTTCTTGTCGTTTCTCGCAGGCGGTCTCCCAAAGATCTTGACGTTGTTCCAAGACCGGCAAGACAAGAAGCACGAGATTGCAATCCTTCAAATGCAGAAGGAGCGTGAGCTGGAAATGCTGGCCAAGGGCTATCAGGCTCAAGCGCAGATTGAAGAGATTAAGACCGAGCAGATCCAGATTCAGGCGCAGGCCGAAGAGCGCGTGGCCCTCTATCAGCACGACATGAAGATTGGTGAAGGCGCGAGCCAGTGGGTCATTAACCTTCGGGCATCGGTGCGTCCGGTTGTGACTTACATTTTTGTGCTGGAGCTGGTGGCGCTAAATGTCGCAGGGCTTTGGTACGCATGGAACCAAGGTACGCCTTTTGCGCTCGCTATGGAAAACGTCTTTAGCGATGATGAAATGCTTATTCTGAGCAGCATCGTGGCATTTTGGTTTGGGACGCAGGCGTTTGGCCGCAAGTCGTGAAGACGAGTCCTGAAGCCATCAAACTCATAAAACACCATGAAGGCGTCCGGCTCAAGCCTTACCGTTGTCCGGCGCTTTTGTGGACGGTTGGCGTGGGCCATGTCATAGACCCAGCGCATGCAAAGGTGCCCTTTGAAGAAAGGCGCAATTTACCGATACCCGATGGCTGGAACCGTGTCCTCGGCATGGACGAGGTGGACGCTATTCTGGCTAAAGACCTTGGCCGGTTTGAGCGCGGCGTGGCCCGATATTGCCCTTCTGCTCTTGATAGCCAAGGCCGCTTCGATGCTCTGGTTTCCTTCAGTTTCAACGTCGGCCTCGGCAATTTGCAACGCTCTGGGCTGCGGATGAAGACCAACCGGGGTGAGTTTGAAGAGGCGGCTGAGGAGTTTATGAAATGGACCAAGGCCGGGGGGCGGGTGCTTCCGGGGCTGGTCAAGCGGCGTTTGGATGAGCAGAGACTATACTTGTCGTAAGTTGTTATAATCGCGCCCAAATAGTCTTGCCCCGACTGGTAAGACGCGGGACTTAGGAGATTGATATGCCTGCGTCAATGACATTTACCAGTTTGCAGTCGGACATCCGCAACTACCTTGAGCGCGGCGGGGCGACCGACCCTATTGTCTATGAGCAGATTCCCCGGCTGATTACGCTGGCGGAACGCCGGATTGCGCGTGAGCTGAAGATTCAGGGCTTCCAGCGGGTGGTCAATACGACCATGCAGTCTGGGGTGGCGGTGTACCCGAAGCCCGACCGGTGGCGCGACACAATCAGCATCAACATTGGCACCGGGGCTAACAACAACACCCACACGCCAGTCTTTGCTCGGTCCTACGAGTACATCCGGCAGTACTGGCCGAATGAGACCCAGACTGATCAGCCGGAGTTTTACGCGGATTACAACTACAACTTCTGGATCTTCGGGCCGACTCCGGATGCCGACTATCCGATGGAAGTGCTCTATTACGAACTGCCGCCGCTTTTGGACGAAGTGACGCAGACTAACTGGCTGTCTGAGTACGCGCCCAATCTGCTCCTATACGGGTCGCTGGTTGAGGCTACGCCTTTTGTAAAAGATGACCAGCGGGTGCAGTTGTGGCAGTCCTACTATGACCGCTCATTGGCCGCGCTCAATGGCGAGGATCTTCAGAAGATCGTTGACCGGTCTGTGAATCGCCGGGAGGCTTAAACCGTGACTACTTATACGAATACTTTCGGCGGGACGAACATTTACCCCAGCGATGTATCTTATCGCTATGTCTCGCTGACCATTGATCAGGCGCTGGACTGGCCGCTTGAGACGGCTCCGACGAATGATGTGGTCGCGTCCATCATGGACGTTAATGCCACGACGACGAGCCTTGTCATCACGATGCCGGATGCGACCGAAGCCGGTACTGGGCAGACGGTATTGTTTAACAACGTCGGCTCCAACACGTTTACCGTTAAGACCAGTACTGGCACTCAAATCTGTGCACCGACTTCGGGCAGCACTTTTCAGATCTACCTGACTGACAACAGCACGGCTTCGGGCACTTGGCGTTCGTTTCAGTACGGTGCGTCTGCCTCTGCAAGCAATGCTGCCAGTTTGGCAGGCCTTGGTCTTAAAGCTATTGCAACGACGCTTAACCAGTCGATTGAAGTTTCTTCCTTTAGCAGCAACTACACGGCGGGGGTCAGCGACCGATCCAAGGCATTTATCTGGACGGGTGGTGCGGGGACTCTTTCTCTGACCGCAGCGCCTACGCTTGGCAACGATTGGTTTGTGCAGATTCGCAATGGCGGTACGGGCGATCTGACGATTGATCCGAGTAGCTCGGAAAACATCAACGGCGCGACTACGCTTACGCTTTCGCCCGGAGACTCCTGCATCATCGTAACGGATGGCGTGCAGTTCTGGACGATTGGCTTTGGTCAGTCTGCGGTATACGCCTTCAGCGTGCTTCAGATTGATATTGCAGGCAGCGGTAACTACACGCTCACGGTATCGGAACTTAACAAAACCGCTTACATCTTTACTGGGCTTTTGACTGGTAATCGCGACATCATTGTTCCGACGACTGCCCAGCAGTACTGGATTAGCAATCAGACAACCGGTTCTTACACGCTGGGCATCAAGACGGCTGCGCAGTCTCCGGCAGTCACCGTTGCTCAAGGCGCACGGGCTATTCTGTACTGCGATGGCACTAACGTGGTGGACGCAGATACGGCAACGATTGCCATCCCGGTAACCGTGGCTCAGGGTGGTACAGGAGCAACCACGGCATCGGGCGCTAGAACAAACCTTGGCGCTACGACAGTAGGCGATGCGGTATTCACTGCGGCTAGCACTACGGCTGCGCAAATTGCGCTTGGACTTGATCCGATTCAGGGCGGCACGTACTGATGCCTTTGCAGCCGATCATCATTCGTCCGCAACCCGGTATCAAACGGGACGGTACGAAGTTTGAGGGCAACTTTTACGTTGACGGACAATGGGTCCGTTTTCAGCGCGGGCTTCCTCGAAAGATAGGCGGTTTTCGTGCACTTCAAGATCGGTTGGACGGCATTGCGCGTGGCATGCACGTTCACAATCATAATGGATATACCTATGTCCATATTGGGACGCAGGACGGTGTATTTCGATTTCGCCTGAGTCAAAACGGACTGAGCAGCATTGTGACCAACCGCACCAACGGCGGGTACGTCAGCAATAGCAATGCCAACTGGATGTTTGATGTGGCGTTTAACACCACAACAAGCCAGAACGAAATCTTGGCGCATGTGGCTGGCGACATTGAAGACATTTCTTCAGATGCTAACGGCGCGTTGTATCGCGGATACGACAACGGCACGGCTCCGCTTGATCTAGTGTCAGCCGTCACGGTCTCTGGCGGTATCGTTGCCTTAGCGCCGTATGTCTTTGCGTATGGCTCTGATGGTTTTGTGCAGTGGAGTCGCGCGGGATATACGGATGACTGGTCTGGCGGCGATGCCGGATCTGCGCGAGTTACAAGCCAGAAGATCGTCAAAGGACTACCGCTTCGCGCGGGCGCGGGCAATGCACCGTCTGGTCTTTTCTGGTCGCTGGATTCCGTAGTTCGCGCTACGTATGTGGGCGGCGCTGCCGTCTTTAATTTCGACACCATTACCTCGCAGTCAAGCATTCTCTCTGGGAAGAGTGTGATTGAGTACGATGGTTTGTACTTCTGGTGCGGCGTTGACCGCTTCTTGATGTTCAACGGTGTTGTACGCGAAGTGCCCAACCAGCTTAATCTGAACTGGTTCTACGACAATCTAAACTACGCACAGCGGCAGAAAGTCTTTGCGTTTAAGGTGCCGCGTTGGGGCGAAATCTGGTGGTGTTACCCGCGTGGCAGCGCGACCGAATGCACGCATGCGGTGATTTACAACGTGCGCGAAGAAACGTGGTACGACACTGAACTTCCGAACGGCGGTCGCTCTGCGGGCATGTATGCGCAGGTCTTTAACTCGCCGCTCGTGATTGGTGTCATTGATACCGAAACCACGCAATATCGTGGCGTACAAAACACCGAACTGCGCATTACGGAAGATGGCAATCCGCGCATCATCAACGACCCCAAGGGCTACGTGGTGTGGCAGCACGAGTACGGTACTGATGAGATTAACGGTGATCAGATTCGCCCGGTGCAGTCGTACTTTGAGACGGCAGACATGTCGCTGATTGCTTCCGAAAACCCGCAGAACATGGCGATCCGAGTGGAGTATCTGGAGCCGGACTTTGTGCAGGCAGGCAACATGACCGTACAGGTTACCGGTCGCGCCAACGCCAAGTCAGCCGAAGTCACGAGCGATCCGCAGACCATTTACGCTACGCCCACCGAGAAGCAGCAGCAGTTGGTGTACTTCCGCGAGATTCGTCGCGAGTTGCGCTTCCGGTTTGAGAGCAACACCCTGAATGGTAACTACCAGATGGGTCAGGTCATTGCGCACATTGAACCAGCGACCGGTACGATCTTGGGAGAGAACCCATGACGCACCGTATCGTAGACCCGCGTGGCATAGACTTGCAGTACTGGGCAGATACGCTTTGCTTGGACTTGGATGACTATGCTGTCATTCCGCAGCTCTATGACCCGGATCGCTGGCAAGACTGGGCTGCGGGACTTGTCGGTATCAACGGTATTTCGCAACTCAATCCGCCGTCGCCTTACCAGTTCAATGACTGGCGCGAGTGGGCACTTCGCTTTTATCAAATGTTGGACTAGGTGAACCATGGCCAATTACTACACCTACGGTGAAACGCCGGACCCCAAAGAGGCTGTCTACGGACCTCTTTCGCAAGGCTTCGCTGATGGCGGCGAGGTGGACGAAGATCGCTTTTATGTGCCGCGAGAAGACTTTGTTCCAATCATTCCGGAAGAGAGTTATCCAGAAGACATTCCGTATGAGGAGTCGGCTCCGATACCTCCGGCTCTTAGCAGCTTTGATGCTGGCCAGAAAGCGATGGCATTGGCTTCGCTGATTGATCCGACATTGCTTAAAGGCTTTGGCGTTGGCGATGCCGCATTTGGTGGCGCTGGGACTAGTGGCGCTGCTGTTCCTGATTATTTCCGAGCCGTGGCTCCGGGTACAGTAGGCGGTCAAGGCGCTTTGTACGAAGAAGGCGCTTTGGAGGCGGCTAAGAAAGCCGCAGTTGATCCCACTCAAGGGCTATTCAAATCTGGCTTTGAAGCGTTGGCCGGTCAGCCGGGAATTGAAGAAGCCATCAAGGCAAAGTCTGAACGCGATCTTGGCGCGCTTGCCAAGGTGGAATCTGACTATGATGTGATGAAGCCGATTAGCGATCTGCTAAAGGCAAACAATTTTGAGCAAGCATTTGACGTTGCCAAAGAGAAGGGCGTCGTAGACAAGATGATGAGCCCCGGTTGGCTTCAGCAGTTGCGTCAGCCGTTTACTCCGGAAGAAATGAAAGCTTTCTACAAAGCTATTCCGCCGGACTATCGTGGTTCAGATTTTAAATTTGATCCAAATCGCGGGCAAATTTCTGAAAACGGGTATCCTGAGCCGCTGTCGGCATTTAAGTACGAACAGCCACTCACCGCTATTGACGCCATCATTCGTCTTGGTGGAGCGGCGGTCTTAGGTGCAGGCGCATTGTCCGCATTGGGCGGCGCTGGTGCTGCGGGTGGGGCTGGCGCTGCTGGCGGGGCTGGGGCTGGCGGAGCAGGGGCGGCTGGCGCAGGTGCCGCCGGAGCAGGGGCTGCTGGTGCCGCTGGCGCTGCGGGAGCGGCTGGTGCTGGCGGAGCATTAGCAGCAAGTGCTCTTCCTGAAATTGTTATTACTGCAACAAAACTTGGGTTAACAATTCCACAAGCTGCTGCTTTGATTGGAGCGACTGGAGCAACGATTGGTGGATTAAGTGGAGCGGGAGCTGCGCCTGTTAGTGCGCCCCCAACGCCGTCAGCACCAACAACTCCAGAGCCTCCCATTGAGGAAATTGTTGTTAGAGGAACAGCACCAACTACTCCTCCTCTTGGTGGCGTTGTTGCGCCTGTTGCTGGAGCACTTCCGGGCACTCAGCCCGCTGCTCCTCAAGAGCCTACGGTGCCTGAAGAGCCAACTGCTCCGGAAGAACCAACAACCCCAGAAGAACCGCCTACCGAGGAGGTAGTAGTTACAGGAACAAAACCTGTTACGCCTCCTCTTGGTGGCGTTGTTGCTGGAACTGTTGGAGCTGGAGCAGTCGCTGGCGGTGCGCCTACAGAGCCTCCAATGGAGGAAGTGGTTGTTGAAGGAACTAGACCTACTAAGCCAGATGTTGTCGTTCCTCCAGTAGTTCCGCCGACTACGGGACCTGTTGATGCTGGTGTTCCAGAAGAACCTCCAATGGAGGAAGTGGTTGTTGAAGGAACTAGACCAACCAAACCTGATGTAACAGTTCCGCCAGTTATTGTTCCTCCGGGTACGGTGACGCCTCCTGAACCTACAAAGCCAGAAGAGCCTCCCTCAGATAAAAAACCGGATGAAAAGAAGCCGGAAGAAAAGAATCCGCTTCAGGCTTTGATCGACAAGTACGGCACGCTTGAAAACTTCCTAAAGATTTTGGGAGCTTTGGGCGCGGCAGGATCAAAAACTCCTACGGCTCCGGTAACCACTCCAACGGTGCCGAGCATGGGCGGCGCGTTGCCGAAGTACACCTACACCCGGCAGCAGTTGCGCCCGGACATTGACTACTACACCTACGGCACCCGACCGGAGGCCAAGTTTTTTGAGCAGGGCTTGCAGTTGGAAAAGCCGGTTCAACCGCCTCCGCCAGCAGACGTTAACCCGCCGGATGAGAACAAACCTATGGCCTATGGCGGCTTGACCGGCTACTCCCATGGCGGTAGTCACAGTTCGCGGTACGTGGACGGCCCCGGCTCCGGTCGAGATGACAAGATCCCGGCATTGCTCAGCGATGGGGAGTACGTAATTGACGCTGAGACCTTGGCGCTGTTGGGAGACGGCTCGACCAAGGAGGGGGCGAAGAGACTTGACGAGTTCCGTGCTAATATCCGCAGGCACAAGGGTCAGGCCCTCTCGCGTGGCCAAATTAGTCCGAACGCTAAGTCGCCCGAAAAGTACATGGGCGGAGGGTTGACCTAATGAGCGCAGTTGACTTTCTGTTTGAAGGAAGCGCCCCGACACCGGGCACTACAGCCAGCACCTCTCAGGTGCAGTTGCCCGAGTGGTATACCCAGTACACGACCGACATGCTGGGCCGCGCTCAGGCAGCGGCTAACCTTCCGTATGCGCAGTACACCGGACCGCGTATCGCCGGGTTCACTCCGACCGAGCAAGCTGGCTTTGAAGCCACCAAGCAGGCTGCAACCGCTTATCAGCCGTTTTTAGGGCAGGCGGGAGCCACCCTTGGCCAAGCAGGCGGGGTGAGTGCACTCGGGGTTGCGCAGCCTTTCTTATCTGCTGCCAGCCAGACATTCCCCGGAGCCGTTGGGGCATACATGAGCCCCTACACCCAGAACGTGGTCAATCAGATCGCGGAGCAGGGTGTCCGGCAGTTGCAGGAAAAGTATCTCCCGGCGGTGGGCGAAGAGTTCATCAAGGCTGGCCAGTTTGGACCCGGCCCCGGTTCGACTCGCATGGGCGAGTTTGGTGCGCGGGCGCTGCGTGATGTTCAAGAGGCGGTGCTTTCAGAACAGGCTAAGGCTCTTGAGTCTGGCTACAAAACGGCTGCGGACATCTACGGAACCGATGTGGGCCGGATGGCAACGCTTGCAGGCACGGCGGGTCAGTTGGGGCTTGGCGAAGCCAAAACGCTTCAGGATCTTGCGTCTCGTTATGGCGAGATGGCGGGCGAGGCTCAGCGGTTGGGCTTGACCGGTGCCGGTGCGATTGGCGGCGTAGGCGAGAAAGA